AGCTACTGGAGTTACTAAACATTACCAATCTATTGCGAGATGTCAGACTTAGTTCCGACTTTTGAATTTGAGGAGCGTAATGTCGCACAAGGGAGAAACAATTTCATCCCTAGTGAGGCTTACACTGTTTTCCTAAACGAACATGCTGCTAACCTAACGGTTGAGAACATACGCGTCTTTTTCTTGAGGGCTTACGATGCTAAGCAAAAACTCAAGAATACTGCGGCCCGTTCTGCTACTCTGAAGTTTGGTACAGCAAAGTTCTTAGTAAGGAACAACCACCATGACCGGAATGCAAATATGGAACTAGAACCAAATGATCTGACACTTCACAGAATCTCGGGATACCTAGCCAGATTTCTAAAACATCTGATTGACACGGACAGACTTGCTGCTGCACAAATACAACAGAACATCGTAAACCCAATTGCAGAATCACTTGGAATCACCTGGAGCCATGGGGACCTCATATATCTGTCTTTCTTCCCTGGAACAGAAATGTTTCTGGAGGACTTCAGAATGCTCCCATTGGCAATTGGGATTTACAGAGTACAGCAGAAACAGATGAAAGCAGAATTCCTCAAGAAGCACATGCGCCAACAGTATGGAGAGATGCCAGCAAGTCAGTGGATGACTTTAAAAAAAGCAGATGTTCAGAATGCTTTGACACTAGTGTCTAAGCTCCCCTGGACCAGAGCCGGACTGTCTGCTGCTGCTAGAACTTTCCTGGCGGAATTTGGCATAACCCTGTAATCTCACTCCCCTTTGTAATAGGTAAGTGTATTTAGCAATATTAAGCCCTATAGGATCTAATGGTAAGTTCTAATGGTTAGTTCTAAATGGTAAGTC